AACGCCAGGTTGTAGGGGTCCAGCCACTCCATGATCTGCCAGTACTGCTCCTCCCACTCCGTGTTGTTGATCTCCAGCCAGTTGAGGATGCGGTGCTCGCGGTAGCCGGCGGCGTCGGGGAAGTCCCAGTCCACCCACATCGCCGTCACCACCGTGGAGTCCTTGACCCGGGCCGGGTCGAGGCCGATCACGACGGGGGTGCGGGCCCAACCCTGGACCAGGCGCATCGAGGGGTCGGCCAGGAAGTCCAGGTCATCCTCGGTGATGAGCATGCCCCGGTCGAGTTGCCACTTGAGGGCGTAGCTCATCTGGAAGAACTCGGAGTCCTCCCCGTGACGGATCTTCTCCTTCTGGACGAACCGGGCGTAGTCGTGGTTGTAGCGAGATACCACCTTGTAGTCGAACTCAAAGTGGTTCTGGCGGGACCGCTTCGATGTCTGGCGTCGCTTGTTGAGTTGGATGGCCTTGAAGAAGTCGCCCTTGTGATACCCAGGGGTGCCGATCTTGATGATGGAGCCGGCGTAGAAGGAGAGCATCGGGTGAATGCTCTTGCGGACCACGGCCTCGTCGGCGTCCTGCGCCTCGTCGATGATGATGACGTGATACGACGCGCCCTCGATCTTGGCCCGTGGGTTGGCGGTCTGACGACGGCAGAACGAGCCGCCCTTGAGCCGCAGCACCTTCGACCGGCCGTCGACCCGCTCGTCAATCTCGGGGTCGAGCAGCATCGTCTGGGCGATGTCGCTGGTGAGTCGTGTGACGATGCGGGAGAAGACGATGTCGCTCTGCTCGTCCACGGGGGCGAAGATCCCCACCATCAGGCCCCGCTTGAAGCGCTCCAGGAGCGGGAACGTGAGGGCCAGCTTGGGCAGGATCACCATGCAGCCGGCCAGCGTGGTGGCGATCGTCTCGCTCTTGCCGCTCTGACGGGCCTGGATGCCGGTGATCTCCTCGGCGTCCTTCAAGATGATGGACTCCACGATCCGATAGGCCAGCGAGCGCTGGTACGGGAAGAGCTCGAACCCCGACAACTCCTCGCAGAACACCAGGATTCGCTTGATGAGCTCGTCCACGAACCCGGCCATCTCGGGATCGAGGTCGACGGCACTCTCGGGCTCCTCGTCAGGCGCCTCTAAGAGATCATCTGGCTCTTCTTCCTCCGGATCCGGCCCATAACCGAGGTCCGTGATCTGGAGGGACACTGCCTACAGCATGGCACAAGCCCCCACAACGAGAGAAGGAGTCGACCGAAGTCGACTCCGTCTCCCGAACCGGTGGTTAACCCCTGACGTCTTCCACCTTGAGATATCACCCTACAACTTTGGTTTGGGCCGAGCCACCCTCTGACCACGGTATGCCGCCCAGTAGGCGGTCGCCTCTCGTTGACACGCCTCGCCGCGACACCCCATGCGGTGACGGTGGAGCGAGGCGTCGGGGCACAGCGCGGAGTCCCGCTCGGGGTCGATCCCACAGACGCCCTCCTGGGTCACCAGGATCGGTTTGCGCTTGCGACCAGGGCGGGAGCGCTCCAGCGTGGCGACACGGGCCTCCAGGGCGGCGAGACGGGCTTCCAGGTCGGGTCGGGGGCTCACGCCAGGGCGACGTGGAGGGCGGGGCGCACGGCGATCATGTAGACGATGCCGCCGGGCGCCAGGCCGTACATGTTGCCCTCGGCGTTCACCTCCTCGGTCTGCCAGGTGACCTCGTCACGCTGGAAGGACGAGTCACGCAGGGCTTCGATCAGGTTCTCGGCATCGGCCACGTTGCGGGCCGTGTGCATGCGCACGACATCGGCGGGGTCGCCGTGGGCTCCTCGTCGGAGCTCGATGGTGTAGACGTCAGCGGTCGACATGGGCCACTCCAGGGGTAGTTCGGGTTGCTCGTAGGTCATGCAAACTCTATCAAAGGGTTTGCCGTCTGCGCAGGGAGGCCGTGGCGGCCACCGCCGTCGACAAGCTCACCTCCAGACGGTCGATGACGTGACGCTTCTGCTGGACGTCACACGCCCGCCAGTGGTCAACCTGATGGGTGGCCTGGGACAAGGCCGTCTCCAGGGCCGTGTAGACGTCCTCAGCGCTCCAGAGGTCGAACCGGCTCGCTGGGATCGGCTCCTCGATCACCGTTCTCCTGCGGAATGGCACCTTTCCCCCATCTGCCGATGTCCGTTGGGTCGATCCTCAGCGAGAAGTAGTCAGGGTTCCGGTCGTAGAGGAAGGTGCCCAGATGTAACCAGTGTCTGGGCGTGATCCTCAAGCGTACGCCGTAGGTGCTGTGACGGTAGGGAGGCTGCGTCTCGTGCAGCACCGAGTAACACCACAGGCTGCGGTCGACGGGCTTCGTCTCGATGCCCCAGTAGATGGGGATGCCACGGACCCGGATCAACTGCGTCGAGGCACCCGGCCGCCCACGGCGCGGGCCCAGGCGTCGCCAGCGTTGGTGCGGTCCGAGGAGTGCTTGGGGGCCGGGATGCGGGCGTTCTCCGAGGCCAGGCGGTGGCCCTCGTTCCACATGCTGGTGGCCACGCCACGGCGCTGGAACTGGCCGCCGACCAGGATGTTGCTGATCCGCTTGCTCGTCCACAGCATCTCGCCCACGTGGGCCTGGTTGGGGCCGGCGAAGGCCTGGATGCGGTGGTACTTGCCGGAGGTCCCGAGCTCCGGGTTGTCGTAACGGAACTGGAGGTCCGAAATCTTGTCGTTGGCCGGCATCAGGCTGCTCCCATGGCCGAGTGCTTGTCGTCGGACGGGGCGTCGAGCTCGTCGGGCGTCATCGGCCGGTAGTCAAAGCTGTTCATGGCGCTGTTGATGTAGCGGCCCTTCGAGCGGGCCCTGATGAAGCTGCGGAAGCGCTCGTAGGGCACGTCGAGGTAGATGTAGCCCCGGCTGTCGGACCGGCCGTTCCAGAGCACCTGGACGGCCCGGTTCTGGTAGTCGTAGCGGATGGCCCGCACCCGCGAGCTCTCCGGGGTGAGGATCCAGGGCCCACAGTCGTGGCGCTCCTCGTCGTAGGCCTCGTCGTGGACGTAGCGGCCGGCCCAGACCTTCTTGGTGGCCGTGGTGGCGCCCTTGGCGGCCTTCATGCCCTTCACGCGCTCAGGCACCGCACTCCTCCTCGTGCTCCTCTAGATCGGGGATTGATTCGCAAATCTTGCCGCACCAAATGCAGATCCTGGACGCTTCCTCGGCATCCCGGTCGAACACCAGCGGCACCTCCTCGCCCAGCCTCGCCATCCCGGCCTCCTCGATCGTCCACGGGCGCAGGCCGCTGCGCTGGAACCAGGCTGCGGCGGCGTCGCTCAGCTTGGCCCCGAAGAGGGCATGAGTGATGGCGGTGTCGTCGGGGTCGGGGTCGGGGACGGAGTCCACGTGGTGATACTAGGACGAGAAGCCCTCTCGGAACGCCGCCCGCTGGGCCGCCGTGCCACCGCGAACCTTGGGGGCCGCCCGCTTGGGGGCCGCCTTCTTGCGAGGTGGCCGTCTGACCCCGGTTTGAGTGAGCGCGTCCTTCAAGATCAGGTTCTCGTTGTGCAGCCAGGCGACACGCTCCCGTAGGTCTTTGATCGCCTGGAGTTCGTTCAGGAAGGCCGGGTCAGCCATCAACGTGGCCACGACCATGCACACGGTGCGGGCCACGGCGTCGACCTGATCGCCCCGCACGGTCTGGCGGACGTAGGCGACGATGCGCTGAGCTAGCTCGTCCTGGGGTTCCACGCCCTCATCGAACCACGATCACCAGTCGGTTGAGATCGGGGTCGTACTCGAACTCGATGAGGTCGTACTCACCGGCTCCGGGCATGGACACGATCACTTCGGCGTCCTCAGCGACGTGCTCCAGCTTGTCGATGGCTTCGATGACTTGCATGATCACAATCTACCTGTTATCCCCAGATTTCCACGTAGCTCAGGTTGCCGAGGGCCAGGCGCTTGCCGGGGTTGGCCCGCAGATACTCCTGGGCCTGGCGGTTCCCAGCCTTGCACGTCTCGCAATCGTGGGCCGGCTGGTGGCGCTCGACGTCGTCGGCGTCGCCGGTGATCAGCCAGTCGATGGGATCGAGGGTCAGAGCCCGGGGGCGGCGCTTCGTGTACTGGCCCCAGACCTGGTAGAGGGCCTGGTCGTTGAGGTGGTTGAGGACCGCCGGGTCGGTCATGTCGGCCTCGTCGGGGATGGTGAAGATCACGTAGTCCTGGACGGAGGTGGGGGTAACTGGGGTATCAGACATCGGGAAGCTTGAACCCTTCCTCGGCGGCGAGCTCGGCCTGGCGCTCGAAGTAGTCCGCGATGTCCAACAGGTTGGCCTTCACCTTGGGGTCGGCCTCCCGAGACGCCACCAGGCCGATCATCGCCGCGTAGGTGGCCAGGCAGGGGCTGGCGAAGAGGTCTTGGCGCCGGATCACCACGGCGTCCTTGAGCCGGACCTGCTGGACGCCGAAGGCGCTGAGGATGCGCTCGCCGTCGATGAAGCGCTGCATGTCATCGGTCTTGAAGACGACGTACTTCTCGTCCACGGGGATGTCGAGGTTGGCCATGGGGGCTCCTAGGTGAGGATCGGGCCCAGCAGGGCCAAGAGCAGGACTACCCCGCCGGGGACGAACTCCCAGAGGGAGAAGGCAGGGGGGCGCCACAGAACCCGCAGGTTTCGGATTCGGACGACGTACGGCCGGCGATAGGGACGCCCGTGCGGGGGTGGAAGACTCGCCACTCCCGGGGATGTTGACACACTTGGTCGAACCGTGCGACAGCGGCCAAGAGGTCCGAGGTAGCTGGGGATGTAGCTGTGGACGTGTTGGGGATGAGGGCACCCCGCCAGGCCCTGGAGGCGGCGAGCAACTCTTGGAAGTCGTCGTGGGTTGGGTGCAAAGTGGCGTCTGGCGCCGCCGGGTCCTCCGTGGTCATCACGCCTCCACGACGTAGGTCTGCTCAACCTCCCCCACCTCCGCTGAGCCCCGCAGGTGCTGGGGGATCCAGTAACGGCCCTCATACTTGCCGAACAGCAGACCCTTGCCGTACTTGGGCCCGTAGTGGACGAAGTGGCCCCTGACGCCGGTCAGCGGTGTGGTGACATCTGACAGCGGCGTCCCCAAACCCCGGTATGAGCGGGACAGCGGCCGGATGTGGATTTCGGAGAACCGCACCCCTGTGCGTTCGAGGCGCCGGCGGGTCGGACGGTCGTAGCTGCGGTCGGGGTCGACCACCACGACGTTGGCGCAGTTGCACATGTCGATGGTGCGCAAGAAGCAGACGATGGCGTTGTCGAACATGTCCCGCGAGGCCCGGGCGTCGACCTGGAACCAGCGGATGTCAGCGATGCCGCCGTCGGGGTACACCGGGATGCGCCAGATGAAGCAGGGACCGATGGTAGGGATGGCCACGCCGGTGGACGTGCGTCCCCCGAGGTAGACGCACACCGTGACGATCCAGCGCACCTCGTCCCACTCGATGAGGTGAGCCGGCTCGGCGTCCGCCGGCCCGAAGCTGTGGCCGTCGTCGTTGCGGTCGCCGGGTTGCCAACGGTGTCCCGGCCAGTCCTTCATCTCGGCTGCCTCGGGGTCGGTGAGGTCGAAGGCCGTCGTCTGGATGATGGTGACGTTGCCGACCGAGTTGACATACCCCATCAGCGCTGTCTCCCATGGTGGGGCGCACTGGTAGCTGTAGACGTC